GTATTTAGACTTTTGCCCGTCTAAGTGGCTTTTAGCGTTGGCAACTTGCTCTTTTAACGCTAGTTTTTTTCTTCGTACATCTCTTTCGTCGTCATTTTCTTCGTCGTAAGAGAATTGATCTTCCATTAGGAAGTTAATTTCTTCGCTATTTAAATGAGGTTTTGTTTGCTTGTAATATTCATATAATAAAGTGTTGTCATCTAATTTTGAATAATCTTGATTAAGCTTAACGTAATCATTTAAATCTCCACCAGTTTCTTCCATAAAGTCCATTAACTTTTGAATATTTTCTGGTAAAGGTTTACCGGTAGCCTCAGCTTTAGCCATAACTTCTTCTACTTTTTCTTCTACTTCATTAACTTCTTTTTGAGTAGAATCTTCAGTAATTTCTTCTAATACTGCGGTTTCTTGTGCTTCACTTTCCGGTTGTACTTCTTTTTGTTTTTCTGTGGCGTTGGCATTTTTAGACTCTGCAACCACTCCGCTGTCGTTAGCGTTATCTTCTTTAGTTTCATTTTCTTCTTCTTTTGGTATTGGTGGTTTATTTAAATCTACTTTTATAACACTATCGTCGCCAGCAGATTCAAATTTACTTTCATCAACCTGTTTAGTTGTTTCTTGGGTAGTCTCTTCGACTACTTGTTCATCTTTTTCTTCCATAATATAATATAATAATAATTAATAAATTTACTTTGGTTCAAACGCATTTAAATTAAAGTCTCCACTTAATATATCATTACCTGAAGACTCAAAGTTTTTAGGCGTTCCGCCGCTGTTTCTTTGATCAATTAACTCTGATTGTTGAGTTGCTTGAATTTTTGTTCTTTGATCTTTACGATCTTCTTTTATTTTCTCTCTTTCCTTTATGTTATCAACTTCTAATCCCTTTAGCTTCATGTTCATCTGGAATTCTAGTTGCATTAATTCTTTTTTATGTAAAACTTCTTGTCTTTGTTCTTCTATACGTAATTGAGATTTTGTTTGTTCTAACTGCATTTCAACTTGTGATAACGCTTGGTTTTTTTGAATTTCAGCCTGAGCCGCTACTTGTGCTGATTGTTGATTAGCCTGAGATTGTTGTTCTATGTTTTGTCTTTGAATCTCTTGATCTCTCTCTTGCTTCTTTTTTCTACGTAGTTTTAGTAATTGGTTTGCTAATTTTAAATTTTTAACGTTTCTAATATCAATAGCATCTTCCAAATCTATACCTTGCTGCTGAAGAGCCATTTGAATATTATTTTCAAGTAATTGTTTTTCTTCCTCATCTGGTTGTAATTCAATAAATATACCAAAATCATATAAATGTAAATCTTTGATTTCCTCTAAGGTCGCTACATTATGTGCACCAATAGCTTGAATAAAAGCGTCTGATGTTGGCGAGTATTCTAATATATCAGATATTCTAAGAGATAAACATTCCGCTATTTCAGAAGTCAAATATAATCCAGACTGCAATATATGCCTAGTCGCGGTGTTTGAATTAGCTGCTGCTAGTTTTTGTATACCAACTAAAGCGTTTTTGTCTGGCATACTACCGTCTCTAGCTTCGTTAAGACCAGTTACATCTCTTATCATTTGTAGATAATAATTATAATTACCTATAAGAGCTTGCATTTTATTACCACCACTACCAGATGTTATTTCTTGAATAGGTACTTTACCTGGATTCATATCACCATCTTGTGTAAATGATCTACCTATAACAGAACCTGTTTGGAAAAACATATTTAACGCTTCCTGTGGGTTGTAATTAGTTCCATTACCTAAATCAACCTCAGCTAAACCATCTACATCTAAATAAACACCATCTGGAACCATTCTAGACAACACTTGTTGTAATTTAAGGTGTGTTAACTGAATCATATCAGCAAAACCAGTAATTCGTTTCACTAAAGAATCTATTTTACCATTATACATCCTAGGCGCGACAATAGCATAGTTCATTTTTACTTTAGTATAATCGCTTTTAGGACGCATCATGTTAGATGCCATCTCCCATTTAAGTAATTTATTGGTACCAAGAATCAAAGCTCCATCATACAAGCACTCTATAGACCTTAATAATCTACTGTATCCACCCTCTTTGTCTTTAGGTGGATTAAAAGAATCATCTTTAGGTATAATTTTATCAGCGCCAGTTCCAGTTTCCTTTACTTTATAAACTTCATTCATGTAGGTTTTATAATTAAAATATAAAACTTGAATAGTATTATTGTCTTCTTTGTCTATAGAATATCTTGAATTATAATTACTTCTATTTGTGACCTTGTTTTTCATTATATCCTCAAGATCACTTTCTGATAAATGAGGAAATTGTTTCGCTAGTTCATTTACTGGAATTGATTTAACTTCTCCAACGTAGTATATATCATCAAAATAAGGGGAATCTGTATAAGAATACACGAGGTTAGCAGGGTCAACATAATCTACGACAACGCCTTCAGAGGTATTAAAAGATGTTTTAACAGCACCTATACCCAAAACGGTTAAATCATAATAAAATCTTTTCTTTATTAATTCGTAGTTGTTACCATCAAATAAAGTACTTAAAGCCTGCTCTTCTGCTATTTCTATACTTTGCTTGTAATTAAGCTGCATGTGAAGATCTAATTCTTCTTGATTGTTAGGAAGATCTTTTTGTTCCATGTCGCTGCTAGTAGCATCTAAACCAAGAGCTGCTGCTTGATTTATAAACTCTTGAGACCTCATGTCAGAAAGTATATCTTCCATGTATTTAGTTCTCTTATCTACGCCATAAGAATCTTGAGAATAAGCGTTTATATTATATGTTCTTTCAGCAATACCATTTACAACTATATCTACAAATTTTGTAATAATTGGAATAGGTTTCCAGTCTAAATTTAAATAGGACAAATCACCGTTTATAGATAATTCATCCTTATATTTTTGTATAGATTGCTCGCCTCTTGCGTACAACCTTAAATTATGAAAGTTATTATGATTAGATCTATATCTATTTAAATTTCTATCATTATTGAACCATTCCGTTTCAATTGCTTTAGCTACCTTCAAACCATATTCTTCGCTTAACTTTTCAGCATCGCTTACGGTTTGACTCGGAAAATAACTTTTAATGCCAGACTCTGCCATATTATTATTTGATTATTTGTGAATTAGTTCCAGTATTACTATACTTGGAAATGTTTATATTTAATTTAGGTTTTTCAACCTTAACATTTGGTGCGTATAAATGCCTGTTGTTTGCCATAATAGCTAAACCAGAACTTATTGTTGCGTCGTACTTTGTTCTTTTGTTTATATCAAATCTACTCCAATCATTTAACAAATCATTAAAGTACAAATCACCAAACGTTCCATCTTGTTTTATACCTACGTGATCTTGTATATACATCTCGATTGCTGCTGCATGAGCTTGTTTTATATCCTCTGAGGAATTAGGTATACCACCAACCTCTTTTTCTGCTACAGATAATTTATTCCATATTTTATCTGGTCTATTCATACTAAACCCTCTATAACCTCTTCTTCTAAGATAATAAAGTAATCTAGGTTTATTATTCTCTGCGAGTATTGGCATTCCATAAAATACTAAAGCCATTAGAACATCTTCAAAGAATATCTCTGCCGTAGGTGGTCTTGATAAGTATTCTAAAAAGAAACTATTCGCAGGAGCGTCCT